GAACCGCCAACAAGCAATCAAATGCCGCTATATCAAACCATAACTTGATTTTGCAAGTTAAGAAGGATCTGAGCATGTTTGATTTCAAGGTTTCTACCCATACCCATTACGACGATGCCTGTCGTAAATTCGCCTTAGCTCACAACATGGAAGACGTCGCTAAGCAGTCCGGCATGCGTGCACAAACGCTGCGTAACAAACTGAATCCAGATCAGCCACATCAGCTTACCGTCTTAGAAGTTTTAGCTCTCACTGATGTCACTGAGGATGCAACGTTAGTTGATGGTCTGCTGGCGCAAATCCAGTGCCTCCCCTGCGTGCCAGTAAATGAAGTCGCTAATGAGAAGTTTCCCCTGTATGTCATGAAGGCTACTGTAGAAGTGGGCCAGTTGGCAGCTGGCGCAATCTCTAAAGAACCTATGACAGCCAACTGTAAACGTGGCCTGCTGCAAAACGTTAATAGCGGTATTCGCTGCTTAACACTGGCCGCAATGGCAGTGCAGGCACGTATTCAGGCTAACCCGGCACTGTCCTCAACTGTCGATGCTATCAGCGGCATCGGTGCATCATTTGGCATGAGTTGAGGGGTAATCATGATCTCATTGGCAGCAAGGCTTAAACGCCAAAGCCCATCCATGTCATACGGACACGGCTGGATCATGGGAGAAAACGGTAAGCGCTGGAATCCGGCAACGCCGTCAGCTTCAGAAGTCAAAGCGCAGGCATTACCCAAGAGGAGCAAATCATGGCTATCGAAGGCGATTCTATGCTGGTCGAACTGACAGCCGGTCAACGTGTTGCCGCGTTGAATCAAGTAGCTCTGCTTCGGGCTCAACTTATGGGCAGTAATTGCGAAAAAGATGTAGCCCGTTTTATTGCTGAAATGCGCGATGTTACTGACAGCAATTATCAGGATAACAAACGTGCTTTAAGTGCCATTTTCTTTCTGGCAAACATCGGTAAAGACCGACACTCAGCCGATTTTAATGATCTCACTACTGATGAAAGAAACGCACTGATTCGCGCAATGAACCACCTGAAAGCTGTTGTAAGTTTGTTTCCCAAACGAATGACTCTTTCAAACTAAATAACCTAAGCAATTAATTGGCGTAAACCCGCCGGGATTCACTTTGCCTGAATAAAGGAAAATCACATGCTGAATAAATTATCTGGTACCACTAAGCTTGGTTCCTATATCGAACTCGATATGATGCTGAATGATGCGCGTCGCGAAGAACGCCGCGGTCGTGCTGATCTCATGATATCCCGCCTTAACATCTTGGCCTCGAAAATTCGCCGCGAAGAATTAACCCATATCGAAGCTGCCGAGCTACTTAATCAGGAAGCGGAAAAAATTCAGGCTCAGATTGAGGAGGCTCACTAATGGCTGACTCAATGGACATCGTGCAGCAGCGCACCGATGAAATGCTGGCTCGAAATATCGCCAATATCGTCAATCGCGCGCCTGCTATAAGTGCCTCATTTTGTGAAGACTGTGATGCCCCAATTCCTGAAAAGCGCCGGCGCGCGTATCTGGGTGTAACTCGCTGCGTTTCCTGCCAGGAAATTGAGGAACATCGCAGTAAACACCGGCAGGGTAACTCCTGATGCATGAGGAATTTGCTTACCCGTGGAATGCTCCACGGGAAGCCATCGCCAGCCCCTATCCCACCTATGAGGAAATGCACAGCCGCAGTCAGATGATTGCGGCTTTAGTGCGTGCGCAGGAGCTGCTCGTTATGCAGCCTGCTCTGATACAATTCAACGTTAAACGCCGCATTAGCGATCTGGAAAAGACGCAGGGAACAGCCCGCGCCAATGCGTACTTAGCAAAGACATTTGTTGAGCGCACATTGCCACGCGTTGAAACCGTTAACGCTCAATATCGTGTCGGGGTAATGAAGGGGAGCACATTAAAGTTACTCGGCGGTAACGCAACTGAGCGTGACAATGCGGCTGTAGCAGGTGGTCAGCTTTTCAATCTAATGCGCCGCTTCAACCGACTGCCTGACATGGCACGCGCCGACGTTGATCTACTGGCCGGAGATGTGGCTAATTTCATTCTCGCCGAGCTGGTACAGGCTCATGCGCAGGCCAGCGATGAGTCAGATTACAAATATACGCACCGCGTTTACATGACCGCCGCCACCATCACTCGTGAGCTGAGCCAGACGCCGCCATTATGGGATAAAGTCACGTCACGACTGTTTGACCCGGAGGAAGTTACCCCGGCGATCATGCGTATGCAGACGGAAAAATGGTGGAAAGGCCGACTGCGTCGCGTGGCTGCATCATGGCGTGAACATCTTCAAATTGCCCTGGCTAACGTCTGCAAGAAGCATACCCCCTACGCCAGCAGCATGACCGTTTCAGAGTGGCGCGAGCAGAAGCGACGCACCCGTGAATTTCTGAAGGGAATGGAGCTGGAAGACGAGGAAGGCAACCGCATCAGCCTGATCGAGAAATACGACGGCAGTGTGGCCAACCCGGCGATCCGCCGCTGCGAGCTGATGACCCGCATTAGGGGCTTCGAAAACATCTGCAATGAAATGGGCTTTATAGGCGAGTTCTACACACTGACAGCCCCGTCACGCTATCACGCCACAATCAAAACCGGGCATCGTAACCGCAAATGGAACGGTGCCAGCCCGGCCGACACGCAGCGTTATCTCTGTAGTGTCTGGCAGAAAATCCGCGCCAAGCTGCACCGCGAAGAAATTCGCATCTTCGGGATCCGCGTTGCTGAGCCTCATCATGATGCAACACCGCACTGGCACATGCTCATGTTTATTCGCCCGGAACAGGCTGAGCGTGTGCGCGAGATTATGCGCGACTACGCCTGGCAGGAAGACGGCAGCGAGCTGACAACCGACAAGGCCCGTAAGGCCCGCTTTCACGCCGAGGCTATCGACCCGGAGAAAGGCAGCGCGACGGGTTACGTTGCTAAATACATTTCAAAGAATATCGATGGCTATGCTTTGGACGGCGAGACGGACGACGAAAGCGGCAAAGATCTTAAGGAAACCGCCTCGGCCGTTTCCGCATGGGCGGCACGCTGGCATATCCGGCAATTCCAGTTTGTGGGCGGCGCGCCGGTCACGGTTTACCGCGAACTGCGCCGCATGGCTGACAGCGAAACCGCGCACGGCTTGAGCGTTGAGTTTGCCGCCGCGCATGACGCAGCTGATGCAGGAGACTGGGCCGGATACGTTAACGCGCAGGGAGGCCCGTTCGTGCGCCGCGACGAGCTGGCTGTGCGCACCTGGTATCAGGCAAGCGAAGACTTAAATGAATATGGTGAGGAAACCGTGCGCATCAAGGGCGTTTACGCAACTGAAGTTGGCGACGATGCGCCAATTTTAACCCGTCTGACGCAATGGAAGATTGTCCCGAAACGTGCCGTTGATTTGGGTTTTGAATTTAAGGACGCGCCCGCGTCCTCTCGGAGTTCTGTCAATAACTGTACGGAGCCAGGAGATTCTGAAGCTGCAATTGATTTCACAAAACCCCCTACTCGCACCGAGCGTAGAAGGATTCTTAAGCGATTAAGAGAAAAGCCAGCGCAGGAGCAAACTGAGCCGGACAAATATCACTCTGAACTGAGTCACTGCGCAGAACGTGAGGCGTTGAAAAAGATTTTCTTTGAAATCTCTAGGTTAACACTGTCCGACGGTGAAGCTGTGCGCATGATGAAAGGTCACACGATCAAGGTTGGGGAGATTTCTTACTGGAGCGGTACAAGCGGCTATCTGTTCCATAGACGGTGCAAAACACCTGCACCCTTAAAGCGTTTCAATGCACTTGCAAAAAAAAGAGGTGTACATGTGTCTGATTAATAAAACGGCAGTCGGACTAATCTGAGCCGCGCGATTGTTTACGATTTTAGTTCATCATGATACTGTTTATACATACAGTATATTTTGACTAGAAGGAGTTAATCATCTGATGAACATAGATAATCTAAGTGAAACGGTTGCACGCATTCAGTTCATTGCTGACGTATCGCTGATCGCACATTGCAAAGAAGATGAATTAAAAATGGCACTGTCGATGATCAGCGACATGGCAGAGACAATCGACACAGCTATTTTCGAAGCCGATATTTACTACCAGGCAGAATGATTAATTGCCCCTTCCCTACCGTTCACTAGCCACCTTTCAGGTGGCTTTTTGCTTCTGCATCAAAGTGCATATGCTTGCATGAATCCGCATGATCCAAATTGGATCGCTCAACGTGTGTGAAGCCAGTGCCGGCGCGTTAAGAGGTAACACATGCATATGCATGAAAAGCGATGCATAAAGCGGGCAGGCGTGGCGGGGATAGCATTGCGCGCTGAAGGAATAAACACATATTTGGCAGACTGCTTCGACAGCACAAAGCCGGTAGGAATGCTGATGAGAGCAGGCTCGCAAGCAGGTAAAAAAGACGCTAAAAAGCAGTTTGACAACACCCAACTTGAGCGAAAAGCAGAGTTTGCGCTGTTGCATGTATAACAATAAACAACCTTTTCTAAAATGAATGTTGAATGCAACGCATTAAGAAGTCTTATCATAGCATAAAATCAATAATATATTTACTATCAGCACGTTACATTAAATCAATAGGATTTATGGTGATTTTCCCTTTCAGTGGCTGGAACTTTGTTGCCAGAAATGTCAGTATTGATTAATCTTAAACGGATAGGGCTTTAATATGGCTGAAACTAAAAATATCGATGCAGTTGCGGGAATAATCTCCAATAGAATATTTAGGGAACTAAAATGGAGCATTAACGAACATACTGACCTTAATTGGCCATGCTGTACAGACTCGCACCTAAGACATAATCAAACAGAAAAAACACATCCTACAGATGTCGTTTTCTTCTATAAAGACCCATATAGTGATATATATCAATACATTCAGACGGATCTTAAATCCTATTCAAGTAAGACAATTACTGATTCTCAATACGGGAAGTTACAATCTACAATTAAAAGCTTAGCTCAACAGGTAGATTGTAGTGTTAAAAATCCTGAGTGGAAAAAGTTATTCCTTAATGAGATCACCGAAAAATTCAGAGTTCATGGCATGCTTTTCATCTATAATCATGATAATGAGTATGACAAAGAACTGCTTGATAAACTTTCAAACATTCTTAATTCAGAAATTAAATTCCCGAGTGATTCATATTTATTTATTTTAGATCCAATAACCATCAGATTCTTATTAAGTGTCACTGAAGACATATCCAAACGAAGAAATTATGAAGATTACAATGGGCAATTAACCGAAATTTTATGGGAAAAAATCCCTTCATGGGACAATTGCGGTTTCTTTTATCCCGATAAGCATAATAAATTTGCATCTAAGGATAGATTACTACCAGCAACTTTAGAAATGATTACATCTGGCATGATTTTTTTTCATTATAGTCATGACTTCATTCGTGACAGAGATGGCAATAAAATTACAAAAAAAATATTGAATATCTATTGGAAAGAAAACATTAACAAAGAAGAGCAATTTGTCTTTTTAATTGAATATATATTTAATTATCAACTATTAAACCAATTTGACAAGATCTTTATCGTCACCCCATTTAGCTCTTCATCTTCAAAATATTTGAAGGATGCGATCACATCATACTCAAACATTTATTCATTCACACTTGATAAGTTAAACAAACTACGAGAACAATTACATAGCATATCAATTGACACTACAACCTCCAGTATATTTCCATTTAGAGTGGCTAGTAAGGATGTAAAGAAGATCTGTGATTTCTCTGGAGAAAAAAAGTGAATAAATATCAGGCAACAATATTTTCTACTGATAGCGATATATATACTGCTTTACAGTCGAATAAAATAAAATTATCAGATAATTCTATCCGAGAATTAGCATTCAATAGAGGAATTTTGCTCTCCTCAACCCTTGAAAGAGAAATATTAATTGAGAAAGTATCTGAACTTCCATTCTCATATTCAGATGTTGTATGTATACAAGACCGATTAGCAACAAATACGAATCATGAAATATATTCTATTTTACGCATTTATGAAGGGTTTGACGTTAATGAACTTTATGAGGTAGTTGAAAATGTCAAGTCAGAACGAAAAGAAAAATATAGAGAGGAAGTTATTACTCATGGCGGTGGTTTAGGCACATATACAATTGAAATAACTTACACAGAATACGACTTTAGACGAGGTAAGTTTCAACAAAAAAAATTAAACGGAGGGAAAATAAGTTTCATTAAAACTAAAAACTTCACATCCGTTCGTTTTACTCAGACAAAAAAAATCACAAGCATTCTAAATCAAATTATTGATTATTATAAAGCTAAAGTATTGGATGCGATAAATGTGCAACATGTCGATCTTGCACATATTTCAGATCAAATGCTGAGAAATATGTTTGCCAAACATCTCTATGATTTTGATAACAGGTTCACAGGTGATGGTTTTAACTATTTTGGTCTTGAGAAAGTTAGATTGAGCAGGATAAAAACTATTTTTGATGATGAAGCTGACCAATTTATTAGTAAACCTTCTGATCTCAATCAAGAGCCAGAAAATTGTGAAGAGGATGAAACTTCGCAGGAAATAATTAGTAAAGCTGAAGAAATTAAAGAAGATGAACACAACAAAGTGTTCAAACTTAACAATGCATCTTATGATGGACATTCATTAGTTGATGCCAAGCAGATCGAAGAGTTGTGTAATGAAGGCTTTTACAGAAGCTTCATAAGATGGAAGTCGCGAGTCACCTTGCTAAGTAACAACCCAATTGTTACCTTTGAAATAGGGTTTGAAGACAAGCATTTTTGTCGAGAAATTAAAATAAGAATACTTCATAAACAACATTCATATTCAGGGGATGACAAAGAAAAAATTGAACCTCATGAGTTTGATTTGATAATAAAATCACTTGAAGATAGAATCTTCAATGCTAATGATTTAATATTAGAAGAACTGAGAAAGCTCACAACACTGCCAATAAAAATGATGAAAGAAGAACCGGAGGCTAAGGAATGATTAAAGTCAAGGTCTTTCACACTGATGAACTCCTTTTGAGAGACTTAGCGCTTAGCAAAGTTAACTCAAAAACCTATAATGATCATGATGGATTTGGCTTTATCATCCAAGATGATTTTTCTGGCTATTGTAAAATCCAATATGTAGAAAAGAATACGATAGAAAGGCAGATTGAGACACCGCTAGGTGATTTAAGCACCATCCAAGAAGTAACTTATTTTAAATTTATTTTCATTCTTAGATACACGTCAAATAATTCGATAATAATTTTGAATCCACCAAGAAATATAAAATATGCTTCTGATATTATACGGAGTCTGATCCCACAAGATTGCCATGTAAGTCAATTGAAATTGGATTTAAAAAATTCCATTGAGAACATTAAACACATACGTAACGGAAAGATTAAAAGCGTTACTTTAAGTAATATTCTTTATGATAATCAAACCCAAGCTAAAACGAAACTAATCTCAACAGATGACCTATATGATTTTTACAACGAAAACTTCAAAAGCACAATTGCAAAGGTCGATAGTGCTATTTTTAATATTAATGGTGAAGTTTATGAGCTGACAGAATCAGGGCGAGTTACTTTCCAGGGTGCTGATATCGAGTCTATTTTTGATATACTCTGAAAACAACACCCTGAAAACTCAGGGTGTTATATCTTCTGGCAGGGTACTGAATTTACGTCCCGTTTATAATAGTGTTTTTTTAAATTACCACATACTCTCCCTATTTGAAAACACGCTGCAACCTCCTTAGATTCTAACCAGTTTCTTTCGTAGATTATCCTTTTAACCTGCATAAATTTCACCTCCCTGTTTTTCTTGCACTCCATATAAAATGAGAATTCTCGCGACTGTTGACATCATCAGAATAGTCTTTTTTTAAACATAAGTTGGCGATGTTTTTATAATGCTCGCGCATTAAAGATAGATTCGCTAATCATATTTTACCGTCTAGTTCTGGCAAAGCAGGGACACGGACACGGACACGATTATTTCAGATTGATAAAAATTCGAGTTGGCCAAATCAGTGGTTTTTAGTCCGATGCAGAAACTTCTAACGAATAAGCCCGAAAATTTATAACCTCCTCCCCTATCCACTCATTAATCTCTTTCATTCGCTCTTGCAATGGTATTAACTCATTCCTTACGAAAACCTGTGACGCTTTCACCGCGTCACCGAATCCGCCGGAGTTATCCGGGATAATCCCCATCATCTGCGGTGGCACGCGGTGCGCGCTTAAAAGATCATCGCGGCTGGCTTTCTTGATGTTAAAGAAATCGTCTTTCGTCGCCACTTCACTAAGCGGCAGGATCTTAATTCCGTCCGGCTTTCCGTTCGGCGCGTACATGAACAGGTTACGGAAGTTACCCAGCCCTTTCGTGTCCCGCATCGCCTGGCGCATCCGGTCAACGTCGCTGCTGCTCTGCGCCGCGTCGGTCATGTACAGAATGTAACCGGCGTGCGCGCCGTTCTGGTAATACTTGCGGCGGAACAGGGTTGCCGCCTCATTCAGCCAGGCGGAGTTAAGCGCGCTGAGGTATTCCGGCAGGCCGTACAGCTCCTGATTAATATCTGGTTCCAGCAGGTGAAACACGCTGCCGGCCGAAAATTCGTGCGGCTCTTTCCAGTCATTCACAAACCAGTAAACGCCATCCTTCACGCCTCTGCGGGTGAATTTGGCCGGGGTGGTTTCAAGGCGCAGC